TTTTCTTCTCTGCGGCCTCTTCATGATATGCCTTATTCCTATCTTCGATATACTTCTCTGCTGATTGACCAGGCGTATCTTCTTGATATGCATTTCTTGTTTCGTCTGTTCCCTGTTCGTGAACTCCGTTGTCGTGTTTATTTCCTGCCATTTGGTAGTAACCCCTTCTCTTTTAATTTTCTAAGTCTTGGTTCAGACCTATTATATTTTTGTGATACGATTGATAGATTAGACTTATCATTATTCATAGGATTGTTATCCTTATGGTGTACATCCTTTCCTTCAATATCCTTCCTATCCTTTAAACTTCTTCGTGCTTCATTTCTTTTTGTACGTCTTTTGATTTGTTCGGGGTCTGAGTGGTAGTTCGCATATTCCTTTTTGTAATCTCTGTCTTCTTCGACTTCGGTCTCTTCTTTCCTACCTTTTTCGTATTTCTTGATAGAGTCTTTTGCAGACTTCATCATTCTCTTATCATGTTTCTTAAGAGTATCTTTAAGTCGTTTAGCTCTATCTTTTGCATAACTCTCACCCATTACAAGTGAACTTAATTGTTGTGCAATTACGGTAAGTTGTGCTTGAGGTAATGATTGAAGAAAATCCATTTGTTTCTTTGATAATCCTTTAATCTTAGATAATGCTTTCTTAATATTTACACTCTCTTCTAACTGTTCAGATTGTGATTCCTTTTTCTTTTCTGCAGATTTTCTATCTGCATCACGTTTTGATTGAATTTGTTTGTCTTGTGTTTCTTTTTCTTTTGAATCGTCTACTCTTTTAGATTCTCTATCGTGTCTATCTTGAAGTGATTCTAACTCTTTTTCGTGATTTGCCTTAAGTCTTTCCAGTTCTTCTGCATGTTTTGCCTTAAGTTGAGCTGCATCTACAGCTGCATCTTCTTGGATTTCTGTTTCTTCACCAAACTTAAGAAATAACTTATCCTTTTGTTGTTGTTTGTCTGTAACTTTATGACCAACCATTGCACCCAATGTGTTAATGATTCCAACTCCTCTTTCAGAGTTCTTTTTGTACTCTTTTTCTACCTTTATTTTTATTTTTTGAAGAATGATATCTAAGATATTATGGTAAGTGTCTACCAGCTTACCTTCTTCTACTGATTCGGGAACACAATTAGGAACCATTCTATCTCCTTTCTTTTTCATACCTTTTTGTGTGTATCCATCCCAACACTCGTCTTGTTCCCCTTCTCCAAACATTTTCTTATATTTCTTAGTGTGTTGTGAAGGTTTTGTTTCTGCAGACTTATCGCCTGGTGCAGGTTCGTATGCAGAGTCGTCATCATCTGCAGACTTTCTACCTTTTTCAAAATGTCTTGCACGTGCAGCCTTTGTGGACTTTGCCATATCGTCACCCTCAGCATCTTTTGCAAAATACTTCTTAGGTTGCGTTCCGTCACGGTCTTTGATATCTTTATCTTGTGCGACTTTTTTCTTTTCTAATAATTTGTTTAATAAGTCCATAGTACTATTTAGGTCTTTTTAGACTGTAATTCTTGCTGTTTCCACCTGTTAGCTATGTTATTCTTTGGAAACTTGGAAGTCCATGTCATAAGTTGTGAATATAGTTTAGTTGTCTTCTTTTTAAGTGCATTAAGTGTATCATCATTTTCTATCTTAATGAAGTCTTTACCAAATATTTGTTGCATCTCGATTGCATTTTCATTTGATTTGTTCCAATCTTGAGTAACAATTTCGGGTGGAACTTTACGAGGTCTGTTTGCATTTCTATCTTGTGCATTTTTTAGTGTTGTCTGAACATAGACCATTTTAGATTCATACCCAATTACATCTAGTTTCCTTTTGTATGCCCTGATTTTAGTGCGATTTGCTGATGTAGTGTCAAAGATAAGTCCCAGTCTACCATCCATATACATGTCCATACCTTTCCTAGTTGTTACCTTTGCTTTTGCACGAATAGGGTCTATCTTAGACATGTCTGCACCTCTAAGGTCTAATGATAATCCTGCTTTTTCAAGACCTTTCTCAAATGCACTATCTGTATTGATTAACTTAAGTCCTAGTGCTTTTAGAGCAAGACCAGTGACCACTTCTGATTTACCACTTCCAGGCCCACCCATTAGGAACACTGCCTTGAATGTGCCAGGGTCGTATACACCTTCTGTAATTAAGTCTTCCATCATGTATGATGGTAGGTTTCCTTCTGCAATACCCATTCCTTTACGAATGTCTTTGTATAGACCTTCTATGTCTTTATTTTTCTTAGAAGGAACTCCTAGTTTAAAGTTATCAAAGTCTCCCGACTCTGCATATTTTCTAAGTTTACTTGCACTCATTCCACTTACGTCATCTGCATCGGGGTCTCGTTCTCCTGCAGATACAACTTCTATAGAATCAAATTTATAGAAACCGTGTTTTGCCTTGACTCCGTTGTACTTGTTTAATAGCATATCAAACTCTTTGATTCTATCTGAACCTACAACCATTCTAACCTTTTTATATCCTTTATTATGGAGTTCATTTGCAACATCAAATACAGTTCTTGCATTTGCATCTACAACGATTCTTCCAAAGAATTTTCTTAAATAACTGATTTTTTCTTTGTGTGATAATGGATTTTTGTTTCGGTCATTTGAATGTGATGTGAATAATAACACTTCATATCCTTTAGACACTTTCTTAAGTTTATCTACCAACTTTGCATGACCTGTAGTTGGAGGATTGAAACGTCCAAAGGTAAACACTGCACCTTTATCTTTTGCTTCTGTTAAAAATTTACCGAATGTTTTCATATTACTTATCCCACGACTTCATTGCAGTGAAGTTGTTATATGCAAACTCCATTCTATCTACAAGTTTTACTGCCTTACCTGTTCTATCAATGGCGACATATCCTTCGGGATTTACTACCTCAAATCCTGTTGCAGTCTTTTTAAAAGTTCCTATACTCTTTACTCTATTTAGTCCTTCTATAATAATCTGTTTTGATATTACTAAGTGTTCCATAAATTTGGTAAGATTTGTTATGAACTTGTTTAATGCACGAAGTTCTTTGTAAAGTTGTTCACCAATTTCTGTTTTAATTTGTTTAGTCTTTTCCATCTTAACCTTTGCAACTACCTTATCTCTCCAGTAGTTCTCAAAATGTTTAAGATAACCGTTGTATGTTGGTTTATATGAACCACCTCTAATAAGAGTATTGCAGTATGTTTTGTAAGATGCACCTGCGGCCTTCCTTTGTATCTCTTCCTGTATTTTCTGAAACTTCTGTAAGTCTTTCTTAGTGATTCCGTGGAATGATTTACCAACTGCATTTAATTCTTGTGTAAGTTTAAGTGTCTCTTTTGCAGTAAGTGTTGAATTACCACTGACATCTTTATAGGTTGCGTCATCTAACCACACATCTTTAGTGTGACCGAGTGTTGATATGTTTGCACCAAAACTTGCAGATAGGTCTTCAATTGAACTACCAGTGTAAGTAGTGTGAAATACTATTCCCATTTTGGAGTTTGCAATTACACCACCAAGTTTTGATTCTATATCCACTGCATACAAAATAGTGTTTGGTTGGAATGTAACGTATGATTTACCGTCTATCTTCTCCATTTTCTTATCATTAGTATACATTAAATCACCTTGCATGACATTATTCCATGAAAGTTTAGATAGACATTGAAATGAAGTTAAGAACTTTTCCTTTAATGCACCACTAAGTTCGTCTGCACTATTGATTTCATGTTCGGATGTATAGAACTTAGGTTCTTTATTGAATAGAGACTTCTTTGCAACAAAGAATTGACCAGTCTCGGGATGTTTACCACAAAAGATTGCAGGAGCACCATCCCATTTTACAGTCATGTTAACTCTACCACTAGAGTTACCCTTCATCATGTCTCTAAGACCCTGTAAGAAGTTTATTGCACCACGACCACCATCAATCCCTTGATTAATAATCTCGTCTTCTAAGTGTTCTAAATGTAAATTCTTTGCGCCCATAGTAGTATTATAACAGAAAAATCTGTTCCTGTCTACTATTTAGGTAATTTTAATACCCTGTTTATGCAGGGTCAGCCTTCATGGTTGTAAGTGTCGATTCCTCTGTTGCAAGGGTAGACTCTTTTGTCGAAATCCATGAAGTCCAATCACCGTTTTCATAACCCTCTGAACCAATCATTTCCCACTGCCACCAATTGTAGTTTACATCAGGAAGCATAGTTGTTCCACTATCGTCATATGATTCGTTGAGAGTACCAGTCATTGAATTTGTATCTGCGTCATATGTTAAACCACTCCAAGTTGCATTTGGATTGTTGGTTCTCCAATCTGCCCAAAATTCAGTTCTTGTTCCATTCCATATATGTGCAGGGTCACCCTTTCCAATAAAATTATAGGATACATCTTTAACCCAGTTAATATCTTCTTTTAATGAATCAACAACATCTTGTTGAGTTGCGATTTGGTCTGTTGTGTAAGGCATAATTTCTCCGTATTATATGTTTATTTATAAGTTTACGTTCTTTGTTTAAGTGTTGGTGAAAAGAATTTTTCATATACTTCATCAAAATCCTCTCCTTTATATTCAAAGGTCTCTGTAAAGGACAACCAAGTTTTTTTAGAGGTCTCTTTATCATTTGTATATAAATCTTCCATGTATATCATGGGCAATGCAAGTTGTTGTGATAAGGTATTGACAACCTTTTCTGTATAGAAAAAATCGTCTAAGAGTAGTTTATCATTTTCTGTAAGTGATATTGGTTTAAAACTATACTTATTCCACCATGTTCCATGTTTATGTGCATGTAGAACTGACAATAATCTTTGTGATAAATCTCGTCTAGTCATTGTTATTACTTTATCAAACTGTAAACTAAACTCCATAAACCAAAGAGCTCTTGCATGTGCATCTTCTTCATGTGTTAAGGTGTTAAGTTCGGGGTCTATGTATTGTTGATAACATGGTAGACATTTTATTACGTGATTATCGGGTACAGTATATTCTTCTGTTTGTCTTGGTGAGTTTTGGTAATCCCAGTTGAATGGTTCGGAAGTAAATGGAATATTATAGTGTTCACTCAATCCCCAAATAAGTCTAGAAGTTCCACAACGACCAGTACCTAATAGTAAAACTTTCATATCTTTAACAGTGTGTTCTTTTTTAGTTCTTTATTAATCTTAACCAATTCTTTTTTGAGTTTCTCATCTTCCTTGTTGTCCCTAAGTTTCTTTTTAAGCTCAATTTTTTCTTGAATCTTATTAATCACGTCTATAGGTTTTAAGGTCTTCTTACTCATTATATCTTAAAGTCGTTGTATTTAGTACCGCCACCTCTATCAAATACAGGAACATTATCGTTTACCTTTTCGGTGGAATCGTATAACTCTTCTTGTGCTTCTTGTTCACAATCATAGAGTTTCATACGACTTCTGTCGACACCTATGACAAACCTTTTGAATACGGTTGGGTCATTGTATCTATTCTTTAACTGTTTGACTACCATTTGGTCTAACTCTTCTAATTCTTCTGAGGATATTAGTGCAAACATAAAGTCTGCAGTTGCAGGTAGTCCAAAGGATTCTGAGGTATCTGTAAGTTCTACATCACTATTACCATAACCACTTCTTGTAGTCTGAGTTGCACTCATAATAGGTACATCATACTCAACTGCAAGTCCTCTAAGTTCCTCTGCAATACTCTTGACCAATGTGTAACTGTTTGCACCTTGACCTGGCTTAACCCTGTGAGATGCACATATGTTTAGATAGTCAATGAATATCATATCGGGTTTAAAGTCTTTCTTCATTTCTAGTTCTTGTAGTAGATGTCTGAAATGACCAACGTGTGCTGATGCAGTAGGATATTCTTTGATAATAAGTTTACCTTTGGTTTTATTTCTAAGTTTATCA